GCTTTCATATTCTTTATTAGTGCTGATTGCCCTGATTCCGTCTCCAGGAATCCGCTGCAATCGTTTTATAAAGCCTTCGCTGCCTACCCTGAAAAAATACACTCCATCGTAATCAAGGCTTTTAACACCTGTATCTACCAGTAAAGGGTCACCTGAATTAAACATCCCGCGCATTGAATCACCAAAGCCAGTAACTATTGCCAGGTTTTGCTTGCCCGTATTAAACGGTACATTTTTATTTAGCCATTCTTCATTAACTGAAAATCTTGTTATTTGTCCTGGTTGGTCTCTTAACAAAATACCCACCCCCATTGAGCCGGTTACATCTACATATTTATTGATTGTTATATCGTCAGGATCTGACTTTTTAATATGAGTGATATTTTCTGAAAAATAATCCTCTAGTTTTTTAATTATTTTTAGTCTTGGGTTCTTTGTCTCTCCTGAAAGTATGCGTTGAATGGTTGGCTGATTTTCTTTAATAGCTTCCGCCAGAGCAGTGGCATTTATCTCACGCTCATTCATTTTTTCTTTCAACCAGTTTCTAAATTCCATTCAAAGATTATCCGATAACGCATAAAAAAAATAAAATGCAAATTCGCATTAAAGTTATTGACAATAGAATACGAATGCGTATAATTTGTGTATGTTTACTAAATTCATACAAGAAATTATCAAGTCTGGCCTTACTGAATCTCAAATTGCAGATTTAGTTAATACCAGCCAGCCAACTATCAATCGCATTCGTAATGGTAAGCAAGAGCCAAAAGGTGAGTTAGCGATGGCTATTGTTGCTTTGCGTAAAAAACGTGAGCGATTCCTAAAGTTTGCTGCTTGATTGAAACGATACACCGTTTCTTTTTTTTAACAAGTTTTGGACAGTCAACCATTCTCAACCATTAGCAAAGAGAGGCTAATTATGCAAAGAGAAATGACATTTTTAAGTAGTGCTAACAGACCTGTAATGGTTGATGCAGCATTACTGAATCATTGCAAAAACAGGCTTGATGCAATCAGGTTGTGTGTGCAGTTATCAAACTTTTCTAATGAAGTGATTGCTGAACAGCTAGGAATTGATAAGGGGCACTTTTCAAGAATCATGCAAGGAAAAGCACATTTCCCTGACGCTAAAAGTATTGAATTGATGATGCTATGCGGAAATTACGCACCTATGCAATTTGAAGCTATGAAATGTGGTTTCTTGTTGCAGGAAGATACAAAACAACAACGCAAAGAACAATTACTTGCAGAGCTTGAAGCATTGGAGGCAGCAGCATGAAGCCATCAACTAAAGCAATGAAGATAGCAAAGCGCATTAATCAAGCTATCACATACAAAGAAAAAGCAAAGCTTGTTCACCAGTGGCACAAAGCAGTATTGGAAATGCTGAATGGCGCTAAGTAACGTTATCCCTATGATATTAGAGCAGCCACTAGCCGAATATAACGGCAAGCCAGAAATAGATGATGGTCACACTAAGATTGCTAATGAATTACTTGATGCAATCATCGGGCATGACTTCTCTAAACGTCAATTAAAGATTCTTCTTTTCGTTATGCGTAAAACATACGGCTGGAATAAATCAGAAGATGACATAGCACGTTCACAAATTACAGATGCAACTGGATTATTAAATCCACATGTGACTACTGCATTGCAAGAATTACAGGCTGCAAATGTTTTGATTATCTCTCAAGGTAAACATGCAAAACGCTACAAAATTAATAAATATTATGACCAGTGGCGTGTTACCAAAACGGTAACTATTACCGAAACAGTACATGTTACTGAAACGGTAACTATTACTGAAACGGTAACAGAAGATTACCAAAACGGTAATAACTCGTTACCGAAACAGTACCCACAAAAGACAACTCCAAAAGACAATACAAAAGACATATGTTTTGAGTGCATAAATTACCTGAATGAAAAAGCAAATAAAAACTTCAGGCCTGTTAAATCAAATCTAGATTTAATAAAAGCAAGATTAAAAGAAGGATATTCAAAAGATGAAGTTATCCATGTGATTAATGTGAAAGTTTCTCAATGGCTTACTGACGAAAAATACAATCAATATTTAAGACCAGCAACATTATTCAGGCCTTCTAATTTCTCACAATACGTTGCAGAACAAATACAACAACCGAAGAAACGCGAGTTAGCACTATGAGCATGATTAACCCTAGAACACTTGTTGCTGACGTTTTAAAACTCTACAGCACTGGCATTGCTAAAGGCCATGACACTGGATGGTCAAACGTAGACCAACACTTCACCGTTAAAGCTGGCGAGTTCACTGTGCTAACTGGTATGCCTTCACATGGTAAATCTGAATGGCTGGATAACCTGCTAGTAAACCTAGCAATGAAGCATAACTACCGCATTGCAATATTCTCACCAGAGAATTATCCGCTATCACTTCATGTGAGCAAGATCCTTGAAAAATACAATCAAGCTAAGTTTTTTGGCAATCGCAGAATGCGTGAAAAAGAGATGCTGTCAGCACTTGATGAAATGGCTAAGAGCTTTGCTTTCTGCGTACCGAAAGAAACAGCGTTTACACCTACAGACATCATGAATGAGTGTTTGCCGTGGCTAGAGCAATCTGTCATTCAACCGCGCATGTTGGTGATTGACCCGTGGAATGAGATGGACCATTACAGGCCAGCAGGGTTGACTGAAACTGAGTACATATCACGCACATTGACCGAGCTAAGACGCGCTGCTCGTGAATATCAAACGCACCTTGTTTTAGTGGCCCATCCAACAAAGATGCAGAAAAACAAAGACGGTGGCTATGACGTACCTAAACCTTACGATATTAGCGGGTCATCTCACTGGTTCAACAAAGCAGATAACTGTATCGCTATCTGGCGCGATGTGATGAATAGGCCAGAACTGACAGAGGTACATATCCAAAAAGTACGCTTTCAGGGTACAGGCAAGCCTGGAATGGTTGAGCTTATCTACGACAGAGAGATTAACAGTTTTGTTGAGCCTAAACAGTTCAGCAATGTAACAAGGATTAAGCCATGAAAGAGCCATTAGATTTTGCGCGTGAAATGTGGAAATCGTTTGAACTTAATGCTTCAAAACGTGCAGGGATGACGCTAATTGAAAACGGTGAAATTGTAAAAGAACATGGTGCTTCAACTAACACAGATGATTTAAAAGAGATGCCAGATTCAATCGTGTTTGCAAGGAAAAGTAAATGAAAACAACAATAGGTAAAGCAACAATTTACAACATGGATTGCATGGAACTTTTAAAAGCCACACCTGATAATTTTTACGACTTGGCAATAGTTGACCCGCCTTATGGGATAGATGCTGGTAATTCATTTGGGGGTGAAGTTAGAAAAAGCGGTAATGGTTGCGCTATGAAATCATCATTTGAAAAGAAATCATGGGATTTAGAAATACCAACTATTGAATATTTTAATGAGCTAAAAAGAATTAGTAAAAATCAGGTTATATGGGGTGCTAATTACATGACAACTTATTTGCCGCCATCAATGGGGTGGATTGTTTGGGATAAAGATAACGGTACGACAAAATTCAGCGATTGCGAACTTGCTTACACATCATTTGAAAATGCTTTGCGTAAATTTACTTACACATGGAACGGCATGATTCAAGGTGACATGAAAAACAAAGAGCCGCGCATACACCCAACACAAAAGCCAGTAAAACTCTATGAATGGCTACTAACAAACTACGCAAAACAAGGCGACAAAATCCTAGACACGCATCTTGGTTCAGGTTCTAACGCTATTGCTTGCAACAACTTAGGCTTTGAGCTTACAGCTTGCGAATTAGACCGCGACTACTACGAAGCCAGCATTAAACGTATCAAGCAAGCGGCAGCACAGGAAAGGCTATTTGCATGAAGCACGACATCAAAATATGCCTAAGAGAAAACATCATCACACAGGAAGAAGCGGACAGCTTACGCGCATGGTTAAAGAGCATCAATCTGCTAATTGATAACGAAGTGCCAGATGATTTATATCCGATATTAGCAAGAATGTATCTGTACCTAGACCCAGCAGAGGGAGGGATGCAATGAGCTTTGAGCATACGCTAAATAAGGCGGTGAAAAACAATTACGAGTTCATGCTGAAACGCTTTGCACAGCTAGACAGCGATAAATATTTATAAAGGAATATTTAATGATAACTCAAGAAGAATTAAAAGAGTATTTGCACTATGAGCTAGAAACTGGTCTTTTTACATGGATAAAAAGACTTAACAATAAATCTCAAAATATTGCAATTGGAGTTCCTTTAACAAAGCCTAACAAGAATGGATATTTATCAATTACTTTTAAAGATAGGTTATATAAAACACACAGACTAGCATGGCTTTATGTTTATGGATATTTACCAACAAAAGAAATAGACCATGTAAATGGAATTAGATCAGATAACAGAATTTGTAATTTAAGAGAAGCTACTAGAAGCCAAAACGGAATGAATAGAGGTATGCAATCTAACAATAGCTCTGGATATAAGGGAGTTAGTTTTGTTAAGTGCTGTAATAAGTGGAGAGCTAGAACGATTATAAATCAAAAAGTAATTTATCTAGGATTATACAAAACAGCAAAAGAAGCCTATCAAGCATATTTAACTTATGCAAAAAATAATCATGGAGAATTTTTTCATGTTTGAGCATGTATTAGATAAATCAAATTCAAATAATTACCAATATTTTTTAAAACGCATTTCTTTGTTAGAAAAAAATACTCGCTGGCAGGTAACAGTAAGGCCGTACAAGTCAAAACGCAGCATAGACCAGAACAGCCGCTTATGGGATTTATACACAGCGATTGGAAAGTACATTGGCGAAGATGCAGAACGAGTGCATGAGTTTATGGGATGGAGTTTTCTGCGTGAACAGGCAACGGTTAATGGCGAAACGATATGGAAGATTAAAAGCACGACTAAGCTCAATACAGCAGAGATGGTGGAGTACCAGGAAGCAATAGAAAGATGGGCAGCAGAGATTGGTTTTATATGGGGTGAAGTATGAGCAAGATAAGAGAAAGCGCAAGAGGTGAGCATTGCACGGTACGCCTTCCATGCTGCAACGGTAACACTGAAACCACCGTGCTGGCACATATCAACGGCATCAGGTTTAAGCATGGAACAGGAAAGAAAGTAAACGACCTGCTAGGGGCTTATTGCTGCTCGTCTTGCCATGACGTATTGGATGGAAGGGTAAAGCATAACTTTGAGCGTGATTACTTGAAGCTGGCGCATTACGAAGGTGTGATGGAAACAATCATGAAACTAAGCGAAAAGGGGATTATATGACTGACAGCCGTGTTGTTAAATTTAAAACAATCGCAGCATTATGCACTACAGGCACAGAAGCATGGGAGATTGAAGAAGCCATAAACGCATCAGGATATACAGCCAGGACATACGCAGATGTGATGGTTAAAGGCGGCGTACTTAGCGTAGAAAAAGTAAAAACTACAAGGCGCGGCTGCCCGTGGAAGCAGGTATGGACTTCTGTGAAAACAGAACTTACCAATGAAGACATTGAAAGACTTATTGGGATGATTACCAAATCTAACAGGACACAGAAAGAAAGATTCAACGTCAAGTTAGATGCAGAGAAAAAAGCAAGCGGCGTGTATTACAGCGAACAGGTACAGCAAGCTATCAAATCAGATGAAGCTAAAGGCATCTACCGACTAAGCACACAGCCAAGTAACGAGTTCATTACAAAGATGAAAGCAACACAGCACATGATAGCTCAAGAGCGCAAATCAGCCAGAGCGCATGTAAGCGGTGCTAGTTTAAGCGTTGAATATCTAAGGGTAGGACTATGAGGGTTCGTGCAAGAAAAGACAGCAATCACGTTGAGATTGTAAAAGCCTTTCGTGATTTAGGGGCAACTGTACTGGACACTGCACAGCTAGGTAAAGGCGCACCAGACATAATTATTGCTATGGATAGGCAAACGGTCAGCGTAGAGATTAAAGACGGTTCTAAGCCACCTAGCGCACGTTTATTGACCACTGATGAAGCAAAGTTCCATGATGAATGGAAAGGATGGATAGAGATTGTTTACACAGTGGATGATGTTGTAAGAATTGTGAATGAGATACGCGATGCTAAAAGCTAAAAGCGCAGAAACAAAATACCGCATACCTAGCAGTGATAACGAGCTATTCAGAATGAAGCTAAAAGCATGGCAAAGACGATAGACACTTCTCACTAAGCAAAGAGCAACAGGCAAAGCTGGGCAAGGATGATTTTGAAGTGATACAGAGGCTAGGTAATTCAATTTATGGAAAGGGCTGTAAATGACACTTGAACGCTTGATAGATTTTCACCTACCTAACTGGGCGGATTGGATGAAGCAACCAGCATCTAAACTAGGATATCCATCAAAGAGCTTATGTATGTCATCTGGTGGCGGTAGTAGCGATGATGAATTTGAACACATGTGCAGTGAAGTAGATATTAAATGCGCGCAGTCTATTGATTCCATCATAGATAGCCTGTCAATGCCACAGAAAACGGCCATAAACCATGTTTGGCTGAAAGTTAAGCATAACTATCCAACGCATGAAATGGACTACGCAGAGGCGCTGGAATCAATTATCAGGTTAGCGTTGAAAAGGGGCGTGATATAATAAACACAAAATATATGAAAATAGTTGTTGACACACACAATATGTAGTGGTAGAGTGGTCTTGTTAGGCAGAACTCGCCCTAAAGAAATGTAAAGCTCACTTCGGTGGGCTTTTTTTACGTCTATTGTTTTAACGCTAAGTATTAGGGCGTGACTAATACACAATAAGGAGTTTTATATGAATGATAATGATTTAGAAAAAGCAATATCTGCACAGCCGCATGAAAAAGTAACAAAAGAAGGTATTGAATCAAGAATTGTAAAAACAGATTATTTTGTATTGCCTGATAGCACAGTAACAATTTGTAATATTACTCTTGATAATGGGTTTAGCGTTCGAGGTGAATCGGCTTGCGTTGACACAAGAAATTTTAATTTAGATATTGGTCAAAACATTGCATACCGAGAAGCATTTAACAAGATTTGGCAATTAGAAGGCTATCTGTTAGCTGAAAATAGATTTAAGAATCCTCGCTAAGAGGCAATACGCCCATATAGGCGTTGTGTTTGCGGTCACATTCAAAACCGCGCTTTAAATAGCACTCCACGCTATAAGAATATGAGGCCATGTCTGGGCTGTCTGGAAGAAAACAGATTGGTTATTGGGCAACCCGACCATCCGAGCTTTCGTAGGCAAGGAATAAACAGAGACAAGCCAATTAACGCCAGAAATGGTTGATAGCGACTAGCTCACGTAATGAGCCTCTGATAAATAAAGCATACGACACTTGCACTAATCTGGACTGATTAACTGCAAACGCCCATAAGTTTCTTTAACTATCCTAGCAATAGGTATATCCGGTAATAGGTTAAAGGCTTATGGGTTGCCCTTTATTATCTGTATCCATAAGTAAAACTTATCAATAATTAAATTATGATAAGTAAAAGTATTCGCGTGGAGTGAATTGTGAGGGGCAACACATTAAAACTGCCCACCTATTCAAGAATTCAGTGAGTGTACGCACGTTAAAACACTGATAGACAACATAGAGAGTAAGCGCAACTCTGCCACGTCTGTGCCGCGTGATTGTCAGAAGGCACTTATATTCAAGGATTACATTATGGCAACTAAAAATGATGTGACTGGCGATGAAATAAAATCAAAAGGCCTAACAGAGCAAGGAAAGACTAATTACGATGCTATTGATTGGTCAGTAAAACTACAAGAGCCATGCAAACAATGTGGCGAGCTTGAATGCAAATTCGAGTGTATCAACAGTAAATATTAAACAGACTGAGATGTTCTCAGGTCGCTCTATTGAGCAGGTAAGGAATCAAAATCATGGCTGGAAGAAAGGGAATGCATAAGAAGCTTCTAAACCCAGCAGCAATGGAAATAATCCGCTTAAAAATAGATTCAGAGAAAATCATAGTTTCATTGATGAATCATATTGTTAGCGGTGATGAAATGAAACCATCCCAAGTAACTGCTGCATTAGGTCTATTGAAGAAAACAATACCTGATTTATCAGCGATAGAAGCTAACCTGAATCATACAGGTGGGGTGGCATTTACATTATCGAAAGATGATGCAGAACTTTAAGCTAACCGACAAGCAATCGGAGGCTACAAACTTACTCGCAACCATCGTTACACATATCATGCTGTTCGGTGGTTCACGTAGCGGCAAAACATTTGCATTAGTACGTGCGGTATGTTTACGAGCATTGAAAGCACCAAAGAGCAGACACGCAATCCTGCGCTTTCGTTTTAACGCAGTGAAAAACTCTATTGTGCTTGATACCTTTCCAAAGGTAATGGAATTATGCTTTCCTGGCGCAAAGTACACCATCAACAAATCAGATTGGTATGCTGAGTTTGAGAACGGCTCACAGATATGGTTTGCAGGTCTTGATGACAAAGAGCGCACAGAAAAGATTCTGGGCATGGAGTTTGTTACCATCTACCTGAATGAGTGTTCACAGATTCCGTATGGTTCAGTTGAAACTGCTATCACTCGATTGGCACAGAAGGCAGAGCAGATTGCAATAGGTGATATACCAGCGCAACAGCTCAAGCCTAAAGTCTATTACGACTGCAACCCACCGAGCAAGGCGCACTGGACTTACAAGATATTCAAAGAAAAGCGTCACCCAGAGACAAAAGAAAACTTAGCCAAGCCCAGTGATTATGCCTCGATGCAAATCAATCCAGTGGACAACACGGACAACCTGACTGAAGGCTATCTGGACACGCTAAAGGCATTAAGCAGCAGAGCGCGTAAACGGTTTATGGATGGTGACTTTGCAGACGCAACACCGAATGCATTATTTCCTGAAGAGAACATCGACAAATGGCGCGTCACTGATGGCGTAGTGCCTGACTTTGTACGTGTGGTAATTGCGGTTGACCCTAGCGGCAGCGGTGATGCAGACAACACAGACAATGATGCAATCGGCATTGTGGTTGCTGGACTTGGTATTGATGGCAATGCATACCTGCTTGAAGACTTGACCGTTAAAGCTGGCCCTGCAACATGGGGCAAGATTGCTACTGATGCCTATGACAGACACCAGGCTGATGCAATCATCGTTGAAACTAACTTCGGTGGCGAGATGTGCGTACAGGTAATTAAAGCCTCAAGGCCTCGCACTAATGTTATCAAGGTGACAGCATCTAGAGGTAAGGTAGTCAGGGCAGAACCATTCAGCACATTGTATGAGCAAGGCAAAGTAAGACACGTTGGTACATTCAACGACCTAGAAGATGAACTGGTTGCATTCTCTACCTATGGCTATACAGGCGCAAATAGTCCGAACAGGGCTGATGCATTGGTATGGGCTTTAGCTGCATTATTTCCTGCAATCATCAAAGCACCTAAAAAAGAACAAGATAAGAAGGCAGACGTACACAATATGCATCACGACTTAGGCTGGATGGGATGATGAATCTAGGCAATAGAGTATTAGGTTATGCAACCTGCAAGCTGGTAGTCAGCCAGGCAATCCCCAATATGCGCTTGATAGAGATTAACTCTCTACATACTAACGAGCACCACAGGCGCAAAGGATGGGCCACAAAGCTCATTAACAAGATATGCGATGAAGCTGACGAGGTAGGCGTGGGGTTGTTGCTGATGCCTGACACAGCAGAATTACAGACATGGTACACAACACTTGGCTTTCAAACCTTACAGGAGAAGCCAGTTATTTTAATGGCTAGACCGCCTAAAGGAAAGTTTGAGTGACAGACGATAAAAAACCGACAACACCGAGCGAGATAGTAGCGGAAGCCAAGAAGCGTTTTGAACGCGCTAAACAGGCTTACAGTTCATCACGCTTGCTGGCCGTTGAAGACACTCGCTTTGCTATGGGTGACAGTGACAATGGCTGGCAATGGCCTGAAGACATCCGCAGCACTCGCAAGCTGGATAAGCGTGTATGTTTGACCGTCAACATGACCGCGCAGCATTGTAACCAGATTATCAATAATATCCGTCAGAACAGACCTGCGGTAAAAGTCTCACCTGCGGATGACAGGGCCGATAAGAAGACCGCAGAGATACTCTCTGGCTTGATTCGTAATATACAGGTATCAAGTGCCAGTGATGACGCACATGACACGGCAGCAGAGCATTCTGTGTACGGTGGAGAGGGTTATTGGCGCATCATTACCGAGTATGAAAGTGAAACCAGCTTTAATCAGGTAATCAGCATCAAAGCCTGCCCTAATCCTAACCTTGTTTACATTGACCCTGATTGCAAAGAGTTAGACAAGTCAGATGCTGAATGGGGCTTTGTATTTGAAGACATCACCAAAGAACAGGCAAAGCGCGAACATCCAGAGATTGACCCTGAATCATGGGGCGATGAAAGCAAAAAAAACGAGTGGGCGAAAGATGAAACATTCAGGCGTGCCGAGTATTTCTACTGTACTTATGTAAAAGATACAGCCTGCCTGTTATCTGACGGCTCAACCGTTCTCAAGTCTAAGCTGCAAGGCGGTGAAATCATCGTTAAAGAGCGTGAGACGCAAGTTAAAAAGTGGAAATGGTGCAAACTTGTAGGTGGGCATGACGCACCGATTGACGAGACTGATTGGCTAGGGGATTACCTGCCAATTATCTGTGTAGTAGGTAAAGAGGTCAACGTTAATGGTGACATTGTACGCAAGGGCATTGTACGTGATTTAAAAGACCCTGCACGCATGGTGAACTTCTCATATTCCGAGACAGTGCAGACACTAGCCTTGCAGAACAAAGTGCCTTATATGGCTGCTGCTGAAGCAATCGAAGGCTACGAGCAGATATGGGGCGCAGCGAACAACGAAACACGCGCATACCTGCCTTACAATGCATTTGATGAATCAGGTCAGCCATTACCGCGCCCAGAGCGTCAGGCACCATCAGTGATGCCAGCAGCACAGGTTCAACTGTTACAGCTATCTACCGAGCAGATGCGTGCAGCAAGCGGTCAGCAGAATGCTAACTTTGGCATTAAGTCAGAAGCATCGAGCGGTGTAGGCATTCAACGACTGAAGGTACAAGGCGAAACAGCAACATTCCACTTTCCTGATAACCTGGCAAGGGCTTTACGCTATGAAGCTAAAGTCCTGATTGACCTGATACAGAAGTATTACGACACGCAGCGTGTTGTGCGTATCTTAGGCTTAGATGGTCAGGAAGAAAACGCTGTATTAAACCCTGAAATGCAACAACCGCATCAGGAAGTTCAGAACGAAGTGGGCGATATTCAACAGATATTCAATCCACAGGTAGGCCGTTATGACGTGGTGATTGATACTGGTCCAAGCTTCCAGACACAAAGACAAGAAGCTTTCGCATCATTGACCGAGATAGCCAGCCGTAACCCTGCATTCATGCAGATTGCTGGTGACATTATCATGCGTGCTGCTGACTTCCCGATGGCTGACAAACTTGCGGAACGTTTAGCTAAAGCATTGCCACCTAACCTGCAAGAGCAGAAGGGCGCACAAGTGCCGCCAGAGGTGCAACAGCAATTAAGCCATGCCGAGCAAGTTATGCAGGAAATGGATGCACAGATCCAGCAGTTAAACCAAGAGAAAGCACAATTGGAGCAAGAACGTAACGCTAAATTGCTGGAAGTGAAAGCAAGTGCTGAAAGTGCAGAACGTGATGCAGAGATTAAGCGCGAAAGCGAAGAAAACAAGTACGCAGTAGAGGCATTCAAGGCTGAAACAGAGCGCATGAATGTATTGCAGAACGCTATCACGCCAGAACAGGTGCAAGCACTCGTTATGCAGACAATTCAAGATATGATGCAAGCACCACCGCTAGAACAAGAGATGAACGAACCGCCCATTATTGAGCAACAAGAACAGCCACCTGAAGGTGGTTTTTTTATGCCTGAAGGAAATGAACAATGACACCAGCACAAACCTACGGAACGCCTACGCCAGCAGGTTCCGTTAAAGTAGCCTATACAGGCACAGCAGGCACGACAGCAGCACTGGCAGCAGGTACTAACTGCGTGCGTGTCATCAGTACAACAGACTGCTTTATTGAAATCGGTGTAAATCCTACTGCGGTAGCTGACACAGGGCTTTATCTGCCAGCATTCGTGCCTGAATATTTTCAGGTAGGCGCAGGCGTTAAAGTTTCAGCAATCCAAGTGTCATCTGGTGGCACTCTTTACGTTACACCATTTGCATAATGATAGTTAACGCAGGATTACGCAGAGTAATTGGCAGCATATTCTCGCGTGGGCGTAGCCTTGCGCTTGATTTCACTGGTGGGATATTAGACCCTCGCATTACTTTTTCTCGCACCTCAAACGCCGCAATCACCAACAGTGCAGGCCAGATTGCTTATGCGCCTCATAACTTGCTGTCAGCGTCAGAACAGTTTGATGCGGCGGCATGGACTAAGACCACTACAACAGTCACCGCAAACAGCACAGTGTCACCTGATGGCAATACTACAGCAGATACACTGACAGCAGGCGGCGCAAACTCTACAACGCTGCATTCATACACTGCTATTGCACAATCTTATGTGTTCAGCGTATGGATTAAACGCAGGACAGGCACAGGCGATATACAAATCAGTGCTGATGGCACTACTTATGTGACTAAAGTGATTACATCATCATGGGTACGCTATGAAACAGCTATCGTGCCTACTGCTGGAACGAGAACGCCAGGCATCAAGATTGTAACATCAGGTGATGCCATTGATGTATTTGGCGCACAACTAGAAATAGGTTCAACTGCAACCACCTACAACAGCACAACTGTTAAGAACCTGCTCGGATATTCAGAGCTATTTGATAACGCAGCATGGACTAAATCCAACAGTTTTGTACAGACTAATCTGCTGACTTACAGTGAAGACTTCACCAATGCAGCATGGGCCAAGACTACCGTAACGGCAACTGCAAACAGTATCGCAGCGCCTAACGGCTATCAGACAGCCGACACGCTATCAGCGACAGGTGCAAACTCTACCGCATTGCAGACATTCACAGCCTCTGCCGTACCTTATACCTACAGTGTTTATCTGTAT